GGCGAAGAGCGCAACATGCTGAACGCTGTCTCGACTGCCTTGAGCACCTCGGGCTTGACCTTCACCGCCTCGAACGACACCACTGGTACGGGTCTCCCTGCTACCTCAACGTCGTCTGTGTACGTCACCCTCTCGTCGGCTTACGGTGAGACTGCTGGCGTGTCTGCTGGTACGGTGACGAACGCTACGGCTGGTCAGGGTGTCAAGGTCGCCATCTCCGGCACCGTGCCCTACAGCGCAGTCGCAGTGAACATCTACGTCGTCGTCTCCGGCACCACCTACAAGGCCACCACGCCTCTGTTGTCGTCTGCTGCTGCTGGCCTGACGTTCGCCTCCATCACCGGCACCTACCCTTCGACGGACGGGTCTTACAACTCGAGCGCCGCAGGATCGAACTCGGCGACTGGCTACGACGGCTTCATCAGCACGTTCGCTCAGTCGGGTGGCTACCAGAAGCAGTTCAACGGCTCAGTGTCGGCTCAGAACGAGGCCGGTGGCTTCCTTCAGGACGCATTCATCTCGCTGTTCAACAGCACGATGGCTGACCCTGAGGTTGTCATCACCACGGCTGCAATCCGTCGTTCCCTGGCTGCTGCGATTCAGACCAACTCGTCCAACGCCGCCTACCGTCTGAACTACCAGACCGGCGACAACGGCGTGGTCCTCGGCTCGCTCGTGAACGCTCTGCAGAACGAAGCGACCGGAACGATGGTCGAACTCGTCACGCACCGCTTCATGCCTGCCGGTGTCGCAATCGTCCACCAGAAGCAGTTGCCCTTTCCCGACTCCGGCGTGAGCCAGACCGTCGAAGCGCACAACGTCGTGGACTCGATGATCATCGAGTGGCCTCAGATTGGCTTCTCGTACGACATCAGCTCGTACACCTACGGCTCGCTCGCCTTCCGTGCGCCAGCCTGGTCGGGCATCGTGACGGGCCTCACCGCCTAGTCAAATCCGCTAGGCACCACTGCCTAGCACCGAGGGTCGAGCAGGGCTGGTGTATCCCCTTCCACCAGCCCTGCTCCCCTCCCAGTCTTGAAGGGAGCAGTAATGAAACTCGTAGGCTCAGACGCAGGCCTCAAAGAAGTTCAAATCAACGATGGCAAGGTCATCCCCCGTCAGAAAGACGGCACCTTCCACATCGAGGGCCAGACCGCTAGGGCTCTCGTCAAGTCCGGCGACTTCGCTGTCGCTGGCACCAACTTCCGCAACGCTCGGGGCTTCAAGTGCCTCGACTGCGGATTCAATTCTCTCTACCGTGACCACTGCGGCAAGTGCGACGGAACCAACCTGGAAGAAGAACAATGACCGTCATCGCCCCGTTCTATCAGACCGAAGGCATCATCGAGCCCTACGTCTCGCTCAACGAGGTCAAGTTCTCCCCCACCGCCGCCGCTATCGACTTCACGAACCTCATCGAGAACGCCAGCATCGTCGCTCAGGACCGTGCGCTCTCTGAGCTCATCAAGCGAGCGTCAAGCAAGGCTGACATCTTCTGCTACGGCAAGATGGGTACGCTCAACGCCACCCTCAACACCGAAAACGGCTGGTATCGCCCCTCTCGTGACGGCAACATCACCTTCACTCCCTCATTCTCGCCCATCCTCGCCGTGACTGACGTGCAGGTCGGCTGGGGCCCTGGCTCTGGCCTGCAAGAAATCACCATCTCCTCGAGCAACGTCGCCATCGATCGTGACCAGTTCATCCTCACTGCACCCTCGACGCTCGGGCTCTACTTCGGCAACCTCGGCATCGCTGGAGGACGCTGGGGCTACCAGACGAACATGTGGTGCCAGTATTCCTACATCAACGGCTGGGGCAACTCATTCCTCACCGCCTCGGCAGCAGTCGGGGCCACGTCAATCACCATGACCGACACGACCGGCTTCTTTGCTGGCATGACCTTCACCATCTGGGACGGGATGCAGGACGAGACGTGCAAGGTCTCCTCTGTGACGGGGAACGTTATAACCCTCGCCTCTGGTCTCCAGTACGCTCACGGAATCGGCGTGAACGCCTCCACCATGCCTGCCGCCGTCAAGCAGGCCGTCATCCACTTCGTCGTGGCGATGGTCAAAGAGCGTGGACAAGGTGGGCTGGTCATCAACGAGATTGGCGAGCCTCAGGCCGTCTCCGCACGCACGCAGACAAGCATGGAAGATGAGATGCAGGGCTACGACCTCCTCGAGCCCTTCAAGGTCATCGGAGGCCGTCAGTGAGCCGTGAGACGGTACGCACGCAATTCGTGAACTACCTGAACAACGCCGGCATCACCTACCTCGCCAGCGTCAAGACCTTCCCTGCGAAGTTCACCCCCGAGGGCGAGTTCTACGACAACGAAGACCCAGGGCACGCCACCGGCTGCATCGTCTACCCCTACATCGAAGCGCAACGAGAGAAGCGCATCGAACTGACCGGCGCAACGGGTGGGGGCAAAGAGATCGCTTACACCGTCGTGTTCACCTGCATCTTCCGCAGCTCAAAGCGCAAGACCGAGGACGCTGGCGCAGACTCCGAAGCCTTCCTCGACTCATTCACCAACGCCATCCGAGCATCGAAGAACTGCGGAGGCTCGGGGGCCATCTTCCAGTGGGGCGAAGGCACCACGCTCGGGGGCGAAGACATCGATGTGGTCTCGTACTACCCTCGGCAAATCAACGGCTCAGCGAGCGTCACTCAGGTAGTTTCAACTGTGCGAGTGACGGTCATCGAAATCACCAACTCCAACTCTTACATCTCCTAAGGAGCATCATGCAATTCACGTTCACTGACAGCGAAGAGCGCACCTATCCGAACATCGTGGTCAATGGTGCCGTGCTCGTCGCCGAGCCTGGTCAGACCTACGACCTCGACGCAGACCCCAGCGACGGACGCTGGACTGCCGTAGAAGCGACGCAGAGCGCCCCAGAAGCCCCTGTAGCGCCAGCAACACCCGAAGCCGACCCAACCTCTACCCCTACAAACTAAGGACTAGCGATGCCCTTTCTTTCAGCCAATAGTTATCTCGGAATCATCAAGGAAGTCACTTCAGGCACCCTGCCTACGACTGGCACGCCTTCGTGGATTCCGGTCTCGACTCCGCAGATTACTCCTCAGCAGATGTTCCTCCGTGACGAAGCCTTCCGTGGCTCGCCCACGACGGTCTATGACCAAGTGGCCGGCGTACGTCACGACGAACTGGAATTTAAGTCATTTCTCTTCGCCGACACCTTCCCCGTGCTCGCTCAGTCCATCCTCGGTGGCACTGACACGGTGACTGGCTCGACCGCCTACACCCACACGATAAAGGTGCTCAACTCAGCCTCTACCGGCTCGCAGCCCCCCACCTACTCCATCCTCGACTTCGACGGTGCGAACTACTTCACCACCACCGCATCGCAGGCCGACTCGCTCGCCCTGACCTTCGGAGCAGAAGCCGCAGCCGAGGCCACCATCAAGTACCTAGCGAACCCCTACACCTCCTACACCTCAGCGCCCACCGTCTTCGCTTCGCAGAGCCTGAGCTCAGAGCACCTGATTCCGGCATGGGACACGACGGTCTCCATCGGTGGCACGACGTACACCAACGTCACCACCGGCGACTTGACCATCAACCGCAAGACGCAGGCGATCTACACCCTCGGCACGCAGGCCCCTTACGACCTGTTCGCTGGCCCCATCGAAGTCACCGGCAAGTTCACGTTCGTCGTGGCTACGAACGCTGACGTGTTCACCACCGGCTCGAGCGCCTACGGTCTCACCCGTTCGCCTCAGGCCATTGTCATCACGCTGACCGACCCTAACGACGCATCTGGTGGCACCCAGCACTCAGTGGCCCTGACCATGACGACTGCGCAGTTCCACAACGTCAAGCGCACCCGAGGCAAGGAGTTCACCGAGATTGAGGTGGAGTTCACCGCCAACGCCAACACCACCGACTCTGCCACCGGCTACTCGCCCATCAAGGTAGTCACCATCAACGGACAGTCCGCCGCCTACTAACCAAGAAAGAAGGGGAACAATGCCAATCATCCAACTACCCAACAACCAGTCAGCAGTCATCGCCTCTCGAGACGAAATTAGCGAGCGCACAACTCGCTCCATCTCTCGGGCGTACCTGTCAGCCGCCAGTGTTGCTGCACACCTCGCCTCCCTCGGATTCGATGACACGAAGCCAGAGACGTGGGGAGCGTACAGCACGCTGTCGGATGACCAGGTGAAGGCGATGGACGCTTACCAGGCTGAGCTAATCGTCGGGCTCGTCAAGCAGTGGACGCTGGGCGACCTGCCGACCCTCGAGTCGGTGCTCGACCTGCCTAAGGCCACGTTCGACGCACTCGCTGAGGGATGTGGTAATGAGTTCAACGGCGCAGGCATCAACACGGAGCCTGACACCGACCCAAAAGCCCCTACCGTCGCCTCGGCAAACTAAAGGCGGCGCTCGAGGGCAAGACGACTGAGGTGGACGCTGAACTGTCCGACCTCACTCGTGAGTACCGCTTCCGCAAAGCCCTCGGAGGCTCGCACGAAGAGTTCCTCAACCAGCCTCGGCAGGTGACGGACTGGCTGCTGGCAATAGATCAAGTCTTTAGAGAGGTCGAGCGTGGCTAGGGTAATCGTCTCAGGAATCCCCGAGTTCAACGACCAACTCAAGCGTGACATGGAGAAGATGAGCCTCGCCGCTCGTCAATTCGTCACCGAGGGAGCCGACATCATCGGCGATAGTGCTAAGGAACAATTCAGGGCCCGTCCTGGTGGCTCTCGCACCGTCTCCAAGTCAGGCCACGTCTACTACAAGGGCACCGGCCCCTACAAAGCCCAGCGCCCCAACCCCACCATCCGCACCGGCAACCTGCGCAGCTCAATCTCTCGCAAGTACGTCCGGCAGTCGGGCAAGGGCTGGGAGTCCGGCACCGGCCCCTCGATGGACTACGCCCCCTTCGTCGAGTTCGGCACACGCTTCATCTCTGCGCCAGCCTTTCCCTTCATGGCGATGGGCGTGGAAAACGCATCAGAGCGCCTCAACGCACTCGCCCACCGTCTCTTCAATCAGGCTCAGGGATAGCACGACGCTTCTTGCCAGGGTGAACCGGCTCGGCTGCGAGATACGCCTCGACGCTCTCTCGACGGGCCTCAAACCAACCGAGCGAAGCGTTGCACTTATTGCACAAGATTCCTCGGATTGCTCCGGTGGCGTGGTCGTGGTCGATGCAAGGTCGAGCCGTAGTCGCCAAATTGGTCGCACAGATGGCGCACTTGCCGTTCTGACGCTCTTCAATGACTCGACGCTCGGCAAGCGTGACACCGTGACGGTACAACGCATAGCGCCCTTCACGGCGTGCCTTCTCTTTATTAGCGGCTTGACGAAGTTTCACCGCATCGGGATTCCGCTTACGCCATTCTCGCTGAGTGGCTCGTGACTTCTCGATGTCACGGTGATAGTAGGAGCGACGGTACTCCTTGCCGTATTCGGGGTCTGCGAGTTTCTTCGCTCGCTTCCATTCTCGGGCGTACTTCGCTCGACACTTCTTACAGGTCAAACCTAGAGCGTTCGGATAAAATTGAGACTGATCCGTCTCGCTACACTTCGGACATTTCTTCATTATCTGTATTCTTCCTACTCGTGAAAGTTGCTTAGATGTCTATGCTCAGTCCAATTATAGCAACTTTGTTCGCTGACACGAAGGAATACATGGCGAAGATGACCGAGGCTGAGGAGAAGATGGGCAAGTTCGGCCTCGCCGCCGAAGCCTCCTCGACCAAGTTCAACAAGTTCGCCAGCAAAGCCTCCACCGCCGTCATCGGTCTCGGAGGGGCAATCGCTGGCTACGCAGTGGATCAGGCTCTCAAGTTCAACGATGTCCTCGACAAGATTCAGAACCAGTCGGGCGCAACGTCTGCTGAAGTGGACTCGCTCAAGAAGAGCATCCTCAACATCTCGAGCCAGACCGCCATCTCGTCGGACAACATCGGCAACGCCTTCTTGCAGGTGGAGAAGGCTGGCTATCGAGGCAAGGCTGCCTACGACCTTGTGAACGCCGCAGCGAAGGCCTCAGCCATCACGGGTGGGGATGTGGTCTCGACCACTCAGTCCGTCGTCGCCATTCAGCGCCTCCAAATCGCTCGGGGGATGAGCGTTGCTGCCATCTCTGACCTGCTCGTGCAAGCGAACAAGAGTCATGTCGGATCGCTGGAGCAACTGACCGGCGTGCTCAGTGGCAAGGTCGGAGGCGCACTCGCTGCTGCTGGCCTAAACCTCGCTGAGATGGCCTCAGTCTCGTCCGTAGCGTCTCAGGCTGGCTTCGGTACTGCGAAGGCTTACACCTCACTCGCAACGGGTCTAGAGAAGGTGGAGAACCCCACCTCTGCCTCGGCGAAGCAGATGAAGGCGCTCGGGCTGAACGCTGAGCAACTTGCCGCCACCGCTCGCAAGCCTGGCACTGGCCTCGTGGACGTGCTGAAGATGCTGGAAACGCAGTCACGCAAGACCGGCATCCCCATGAATACGCTCATCAAGGACACGTTCGGCCCTGCCTCCATCGGTCTCGTCTCGACCCTCGCCACAAACCTCAACCAGGTGGCACAGGCGAACAAGACGCTCCAAGCATCGAGCGGCGCTGACCTCGGCATCAAGTTCGGCATCACCTCAAAGCAGTTGAACTTCCAACTCAAGCAACTAGAGACGCAATCCAAGAACGCCCTGACCGGCTTCGGGCTTCTCCTGCTCCCTGACGTGGCGGCAGTCGCCAACTGGGTGAGTAGTGCGGTCAAATACACCGACAAGCACCCCATCGTGCGCACGATTGCCACCGACACTGCCATCGGCATCTTCGCCTCGGCTGTCGTGTTCAAGATTGCCTCGGGCCTCGGCAAACTGTTCGGGGGTCTCGGCAAGATTGCCGGAGGGGTCAAGTCCGTCGTCACTGGCGAGCAGGCCGTCACCCAAATCTCACTGCTCACGGAAATCGCTGCAAACACTGCGGCGATGGTCGGAGAAGGCACCGTCGAAATCGGCGAACTTGCAGGCGGCAAGACCGGCATCGTCAAGGGCATCATGAACAAACTGCCAGCCGCCACTCTTGCTGAGCTCGTCCCTCCTCTCGTCGGCGTGGTCGGCGCGGCCTACGTTGCCAAGACCCTTATGAACATTCCAGGGCAAGTGCAAAGCGCAGCAGGGCAAATCTCCTCGGGCTCGTATCTTCCGCAGGGCAAGCCAATGACCGGCACCTACCCATCAAACGGCTACTACCTCAACCTCGGCAACGGTCAGTCGTTATTCGTTCCTGGCTCTGGCGCTAATAAAGCGCTCAGCCCCACTGCTGGCGCAGGCAAGACGAAGGTCACACTAAAGGCTACGGTCAAGTAATGGCATCAGACGAGATTGCTCGCCCAGACGCTCTCGACATCGAAGTCGAAATTGACCTTACGACTATTGCTCGAAAGCTCGTGGAAAACCCTGCCTTCATCAAGGCCGTCGCTGAGGCCATCCGCATCTCGCAGACGAAACAGGTACGCTCGATGGGGAACCTGTACGGACACACGGCTCAGCAACAGAAGCCAGCACCTACGACGAAGCGGAGGCTCCGATGACCACCATCGCATCGCTTCCAGTCATCGACGTGTGGATTGGCTTCGGCATCACCAACCTCG